CTTGGGCGGAGTGCTGCCGGCTTCCTGGATAGCCTGGTCGCCGGCGCCGTCGATCTGTGTATCGACCTCGCTCGTGATCACTTCGTTGCCCAGGCCGGCCTCACCTCCCTGGCGCTTGAACTTTAAGCCGATGGATGCGGCGCGCTTCATGCCGCGCTGCAGGAATTCGTCGATGTCCTGGCGGTTCATCCAGCGCAGGAGGCAAACGGCCGTGCGCGGGATCCCGCGGCCCTGATCGTGCCAGTCCGGCTCGTAGGAGAGATCGCAATTGAAGCTCGGGACGTCCGAGACGGTTCCATCCTCGGCGATGATCCGCAGGCCGATCATGCGGCTGTTGCGATCGAGGATCACCCCGTCAAAGATCTTGGCGCCATCGAATGGCCCGCCGTTCACAATGCCGGAGCTGCCGCCGCCCTGGCTCTTGGTCCGGTCCATCGAGCCGCGCGTGCCGGTCGCCTGGGTCCCGATCCGGGTCGAGGGGAAGAAGGCCAGCGCCGGGAAACCGCTCTCGGTCTCGGTCAAAATCATGGCGTCATCGCCGTCGACATCCCAGAGCTGTCCGGAGATCTGCAGCGAGCGTGCCAGGTCGTACTGGGGGCCCCGCAGGTTGCAAAACGGGTAAAACTGCATCCGCAAAAACTCGCTGGCCTCCTGGCCCCACTTGGGATTGGTGCCGGCATAGTGCGGCTCCCAGGCATCACCGAACGCCCAGGAATTCTTGTGCCCGATGGCGGTCGAAAGGTTGCCAATCTGCGCGAAGAGCTGGCGCGAGTAATTGACCAGCTCCCAGCGGTCGTACTCCGAAACGTTGGTCTTGGTGTCGGCCGAGAGCCAATAACGCGGCCGGTAGCTCTTCAGGTTCCACCGGGGCGAAGGGTAAAGGAAATAGGAGACCGGCTTGCCGTTGGGCCCAAAGAGTTTCGAGCGGCGTATGCCGCCGGGCATCCGGGTAGGTATGTCCACTGAAGAAATCATTTCCGGGCTTGCGGCGCCGGCGCCTGGCCGGGCGATTGAAACCAGATGGGGAGCTCAAAAGAGACTTCCCTGGCAAATTGGATCTTGAGCTCGGGCAATTCCCTGACCCAGGCCGTTCCCCAACTGAACTGAGGCACAATCTTCTTTGTTCGTGGCAGCCGGTAAAACATTGGCCTTTCAGGAAAAGGTGTAGCGGGCGCGCGTCCGCGTGATGCGCTGCGAGTACGGGTTTTTGTATTGGCCGGGGGCGCGCAGGGAGAGGGAATAGAGCACGCGCCGGATCTCGACCTCGTTAGAGGACATGCCCTTGCCGAACGCACGCCTGGTCATAAACCCGGCGATATTGCTTTCGACTACGATGCCAGAGGTCTGCCGGTCCTGCAGCGTCAGGAGCAATGACTCCAGGTCGGCCTGTTGCAGGTTTGGATAGTAATCAATCGGCATCTCACCGATGCCGGCCGGTCAACATCCCGGGCGAGAGCCGGATCACGGCCGGCTGCGGGTCTTGAGCCGCCTCCGTCAGCTCGAGCCTGAACCAGCGATTGGTCTCGGATGGCCAGAGCGGCCAGGCCATGCCCGAGTCTGCCCAGACCGGGTCCAGAAGATCTTCCTTATACTGCACCACCAGGGTGAGCGGGGTGTGCATGTTGGGCGACGCCGGAGGATTGGTCGGCGTATAGGTGACCTCGTTCGAAAATTGAGATTGGAGCGTGCCCTGCACGGCCGTCGCGGCGAAGAAATATTTAACGCCCCTGGCCGGCAGAGTCACCAGGACCTGGTTGGTCACGGTTGGAGTGCGGTTTGTGTAGGTCCGCGACGCGATGCCGTAATAGAGATTCCAGGTCACACCCGATTGCGTGTCCCAGATGCAGGTGACCTGCGGTACCGGGTTGGTGATTTGAGTGTAGACCTGAGCCTGGATTTTCAGTCCGAGGAAGACCGCCAAAAGAAACAACTTCACTTTCACGCCAGTCGGCGCGAGTCAACCCTCGGGAAGTTCGTAGAGCTCGAGCGCGAGCCGGGCCACCTCGAGCCAAGCGTTGGCCTGCTTGGTCTTGGTCGGGTCGGTGCGGAAATAGAGCCAATCGGGAAGCGGAGATCCGTTGAAAGCGACTCCGCCGACCGCCATGCGATAGCGGTCGTAAAGCGCCTTAGCTGTCCATTCCAGGTCCGCTTTTGGCTTCATTCTCCAGGATCTCTGGCGAGCCGATTATGCCGACGATGCCCATGAAGGCAACAAGCATCGCGGCGACGTCCCAGAAGTGATTGGGCCGGGTCTCCTTGACTGGTATCCAAATGGATAGCTTGCGGCCGTTGCGGTACTGCTCGACGCGCTTTTCGCTGCGCATCTGGGCGAAGTGAGAGTTTTGGTCGGTGGGCGGCAGCTCGTCGGGCAGCGTCAGTAATTTGGGAACGCCGGGATCGCCGTCCCGCCGCGCGCGCAGTAGGTCTTTGCAATGCAGGTTTGACCATTCATACCAGGGCGCGCGGGGAGAGCGCTGCGCGGTTCCGACGCTGGTGTCGTAGTACTTTCGCGGCGAATAGAGGCGCGCCTCCTTGAGCTTGGTCTTGGGATGGGTGTGGTAGAAGAATTCGAAACCGCTCCCCTTCATCCCGGTCCAGCAGAGCCAGACCTTGCGCAGCTGTCCGGCGATCTTGACCTGGCCGACATGCCCGTGCTTAACGCATTCGCGCAGCACATCAGTCATGCGATAACCGCAGTCGACGTACACGTGCTGGTCTTTGATTTTCAAACCCTCCTGGATGGCCGCCAGGCTGGCCCAGGAGTCGGCAACACCGCGCTTTATTTCCCGGGCCTCGCCCGAAAGCGAAACGCCGAAAGCCGAGTAATAGAATTTGGCCAGGTCGCGTTGGCAATCGATGAAGAGCGCGCGGAAGGCCTCCTCCGGCCAGGCGGAGTTGGGATCATAGGGCTCGGCCACAATCGCGCGGTACTCAGCCTCGGCCGCATCGCTCCAGGGCTGGCCCCGATCCTTCTGATAAAACTCCTTAAGCGGCAGTTTGTAGCCTTGCTCCTCGGCGATGGTCTTTGCCCGGAGGTATTTGATCACCAATTCGGCAAAGGGAATCCGCGTCGAGGCCTCCGCCGGCCAATGAAAGCCGACCAGCTCCGCCGGCGCGCCCGGGTTGGTGCGCTTATAGCAATATGATTCGGCCAGTTTGCGCCGCACCTCGGGCTTGTCTTCGATCCTCTCGTTGCAGAAAAAGCAGCGGTGATGAGCACTTCTGGCGGCCGCCTCATAATTCCAGCGGCCGGCCGGCCGGGTCAGTTCGTTCTCATCCCAGGAAAGCCCGGCGTACTTGCCGCGCAGATCGGCCTTGGGAAAATCGTGGGGCCGTTTCTTGGTCAGTTCGAACGGCTGGAGGCCTCCACACTGCGGACAGGCGTAATGCAGCTCGCGGCAATCCGTTTTCTTGTGCTCGGAATGGGAGTCGTCATCTTCGACACCACCCTGGCCCAAGAGAATTATTTTCTTTGTGTCCGGGTACTGCCGGGTCCGGTCCATCGCCTGGCGGATGAGGCCATCGAACGGATGCAGCCAGCCTTCATCGATAATCACGTAGCGGTAGGAGAGACTTTGCACGTTGCCGAGGTTCAAGCCGGCCAGGACCAGGTTCATGTGCCGGAACCGGATCTTGGTTTTGGTCTTCTCATGCCGGTCGACGCCGGAGAGCAGCGCGGCGATCTCCGGTACCGAATGGATGAGCGGCATCGCCCGCGTCTCGGCGTAGAGCTTGGCTTTGGGATCATCCTCAAAGAGCCAGAGCGTGTCGCCGGGATCGTTTTCAATCCAGTAAGGCACCACTATGTCGGCGATGAGGCTCTTAACGGTCTGGACCGCGCCCATGATCGAGACCACGCGCACGCGCGGATCGTGGATGGCCTGCAGCGGCTCGATTAAGTGCCGCGCGGTGTTGATGTCGAAGGCGCCCTTTACCGCATAGCCGGCCTGCAGATCGAGCTTGGCTGCGTATTCGTAGATCTCGCCGCGGAACGGCTGCCGCCAGGCCGAGGCGATCGAGCCGGCTAGGAAGTCGCAGGTGGTGAGTTCATCCATTCTTTAACTCCCTCACGGAACACCTGGCAGACATCGTCCACCGCCGCCGCCATCTTGCTGCGGATTTCCAGCGCGTGCAGGCCTGCGAGCGTCGGCGCCAGCTCGCTCTCGAGCTTGAACTGCAGCTTGGCGCGTTGGTGCAGCGAGATATTGCGCAGGGCTGGACCGATCGATGATTTCTTTACGTATTCCGCTCGCAAAATCGCCAGCTCCTCCTCGACGGTTTCACGCTTGGCCTTTGCCAGGCGCCGTTGCTCCTGGACCAACTCGCTGTTTTTCTTGCTCAGCTGCTCGCGAAAATGACGGAAGAGGCCTGCGATCGCGGCCGCGGCGTCATAGCGGCCGCGGTCGGGAAGCGGGAAGTAGCCGGCGGCGGCCAATTGCCGGTGCCGACGATCGGTGAGCCCGGTCAAACTGCAGAGATCCGATGCACAAATGCAGCCGTCTAATGCAGTTTGCTGAGGAGCAGCCCCGCGAGGACCTCGCGGCCTTTTCTTGGCAGGCATTCCTTAGGAGCGGCGCGGCCGCTGGTACTTACCGGTGACCAGGTCCACCTTAAAACCTGCAGCGGTGAGTCGATCGAACGTGTCTGCCGGATGTTCTTCTCTGCCGACTATTATTTCGACTTCGCCGAGCTCGATCTCTTTGCCATACAGCCCCACAATCCAGGCCTTTCCCTTCATCTTTTTCAGATCGTCCGGTTCGAGCATCCCGTCTTTCACGTTCCCGCCTTGGGCTGAGACTTTGTTTTTTTGGAAACGGAAACCGGTTTTTGATCCGCATCGCATGAGGGAGCCGGGCAGTTGGGTAACCCGTTTCCCGTTTCCGGACACCCCAAAGAGATTCCTTTGCCGGGCGCGGGAAGAATTCTTTTCTGTTGGATTTGCAGATTTTCAAAAGCTTTGCAAATCGCCATGTCACCGCAAGAAGCCAGCTTAGAAGCAAATTCCGCCGCGCAATTCGCGTGATGCAAGAACAACAGAACGGCTTCACGATTTTCAGCTGATGACCTTGAAAAATTTGAAGATCGAGTCGCCGCAATGCGCCATCTGGGAAAGTCGTTTTTAAATCGATCGAGCCATCGCCCCAGCGATTGCTTGTGTTTGCCAAATTTCGCAGCGACAGTTGTTAAAGGCAGATCTCGCAACTCATAGATAAAGTGCCAGCAGACAATGATTGACCGGATGGACAGCCCGCGGATGTCGCGCTTCCCGTTCTGCCAAATCCAACGCATAAGCGTGCCGCTGAGCTGGAGAGCGCGGTCGAAGTCCTCTTCTGTCAGTTCACCATTGCGCAGCGCTCCGCGAATCTCCTTCTTTTCTGAGGTCAAGTTGCGCTCGACCTGGTCCCAGTCAAAATCTGCGATGAGGACCGGGCGTTGGTTGTCGTCAAAACCTCGTGCGTTCATAAGGCTGGAAGACTAAGGAGCCAAACACTCGAGCTTGGGTTCACAGAGAAAACTCTCGGTTTGCTCGACAGCCAGGCCCATATCTCGCAATTGGCTCTCGGTCAACCGAGCCTCGCCGGCCTCGAGCTTCACGTCGCGCAGCACCGAACTCTTGTCCAATTCGAACTTCTTGCGCACGTACGACATAAACCGGCCGCCTAATTCGAGCAGCCGGGCCAGGGTTTGCTTCTCATCCCAGCCTTTGATGAATGCTACGGCGGGCCTGCCTTCTCGAAACGCGATGCGGCCGTGGCGGAGATCGAGGTACTTTTGTTCACCCCAATTCTTTCTATCGGTGTTGGCCCAGAGCCGAAGCGCGTCCCTGAATTTGTTGATCCGTTTCGTAAGCAAATCCATTTTAGGATCATTGGTTTGGGCCGCCATCAATGCGACATTTCTCCGAACCTCGAGATCGCCGAGTTGAACGCTTGTCGCCCGGATAATGGCCATGGCGGCTTCCGCCTGGTCGCGGGTTTTAACCGTGGGAATTTCTTCGGAGTCTTTCATAAGGCCGCCAAGCATTGCGCAGTGGTGGCGTGAGCTGTCAGTCCCCGAAAAGTTGGACGCTAATTCCTATTTAAATGACTGGCGCTGGACGTAGGCGGCGCGCAATAGGCTGGATACTCCGGTCTTTTCCAAAATCCGATTGACGTGCGTGCGCAGGGTGTGCTC